GGACTAAAAGCCTTGGTCAACATAGACAAACCAGCCATCGCAGACTGATAGTCATCAGCCTCCGATCCACCGTCCGACTCCGCTAACGTCTTCAATGCAGCCTCAATACCGCCAGTGGTCTGAGGGCGACTGGACTCCTCCGTACTACGATCAGGCATGATCTTCGACAAATAACCAAGCGTCTCCTCGTTCTGAGGAACCCCGCCAGCCTTCTCAACCGCACCAGGGCCCGCATTGTACGCAGACAACGCTAACTCATAGTTCCCGTCAAACTTATCAAGCATCGCCCGCATGTACTCCGCGCCAAACCGCAAGTTCTCCTCCGGATCAGTCATCAAGTCAGACGCCAATGGAGTAACCCCGTACCCAGGTTTCGCTGCCGTCTTAGGCATAACCTGGCTCAAACCTAAAGCCCCGTCAGGACTAACAGCGTCAGGGTTAAACGTACTCTCAGCCATAATCTGACGACGGAAAATAGCAGGGTCTAACCCATAACGCTCCGCCATCATGTCCGCTAACTCATAATAATCCATTATGTATAATACCCCCGAGGTAAACCGCCCCCAAACTGACTGGGCATCGAACCAAACGGACTGCCCGTCTGATAACCAGGCTGCTGGAAACTAAAAGGATTGCCCATGGACATCGGACCAGGAGACCCGCTCCAAGTAGGGCGCGTGAAATTGTCCGAAGGAGCAACGCTAGTAATCCCACCACCCATCTGAGAATGCTGCTCACGATGCATGGAATCAAAATCCTGAGTGTAAGGAGTAGGCTGCGAAGCACTCGGAGCAGGAGTCGAAGAAACAGGGGCCAATGTCGGAAGGCCAATGTCCGGAGAGGGTGTCGGAGTCGGAGACGCGCCGAAAATACCGCTGAACTCAGAACCGTTCGAGCCCATCAAAGAACCACCCCTGTTAGGAGTAGTAAACTCACCCTCTAAAGAAGGATCAACCATGTACTGGTTGTTGCTAGAAGTCCCACCCATGTACGTCTCGCCAGTAGCAGGGTTCGTGTACTCCTGCATGCCCGATTGACTTGCGCCCATTGGATCAAAGTCAGGGTTGTTAACCATCCAAGAAGGAACGCTCGCATCCCTTTCAACATTCGGATATGAAAAACTTCTTTGACCGCCGGGTATCGGCAACGGCTCAAAGGCACCCACTCTTGGAATCATACCGGGTATCGGCTGGCCGGGGCTTATCGTTGTTTCCTGTTCGAAACCATTATCTAAGCTAACTGTGCCATCCCGGACGGGATCCACGGCAACGGGGTTGAGGATTGTGCCGCCATTAACCCCTGTTGTAGGAGAAAGCAAACTCATGCGCCTCGGGTCGCCATCCCTTGGAGCCATACCGGGTATCGGCGGGGCGGGGCGTGTCGTTGAGTTGGGATCCAACATAGCAGCGAGGCGTGCCGTTGTTTCCGGATCGTAACCCATGTCAGAAAGCGGAGTCCGTTGTTCAGAAAGCAAACTCATGTCAGGAGGAGTCGGAGTCGCGCCAAAGATTCCCGACGCCAAAGGACCTCCGTTATAACCAAACGGAGTATACTCCCCCGTAGCAGGGTCAAAGTTTAACTCTTGCGCCATGCGCCTCGGGTCACCAAAAAAACCATCGTTGTCAAAGCCAGCAGGGCCTCGGTTGTCAAAGCCAGCAGGGCCTCGCGCCGGGGGCAATGGCAAGTTCTGTCCGGGGTCCATGGTCTGAACTCCGAGGCTCATGGACCCCGGGGTCCCGCTCTGCAGCCGTTGCACAGGATACTGATTGGCAAAGCCCCCTGCAAAATCATCATTCCAATACTTTGTGTCGCCCGCGTCGACCATATTTCCGAACTCATCTCTTTCTGGGCTAGCCATATCTATCTCCAACAAAACTTTTGCCCACCATAACCTAATCCCAAATGAAAATAAAGCGGGCATAATTTTCACAGGAAAACAGACTTTATGTTTGACTTGCATTCTACTTGTGGGCCCAATGGAAAAACCTCGGAATGATTTCATGGGACCATGTAATAAGGGCAGATACTACGAGGCGGGGGGCCAAATAGGGGGGGATGGGGGGCGGACGTCGCGCCACGGGCGCGAGCGGCGGGGCAAAGTAACCCCCAAAGCGGGGCTTTGGGGCCGCGATTAGGTGAAATTAATTTTAATTACATGCAATTAATTGTGTTTGGCGTGTTGACATTCCAGATCGTGGCATGCCATAACAAGTTATGGAAGCACTCAAGCGATCCACTCAATTAAGGAAACGATACCATGAACATCCAAGACCAACTCGCAGTAGTAGAAGCAAAGATCAAGAAATACCAAGCGCAGCAAAAAGTCCTACGCGCTCAAGCAATTGACGGCGGGTTTGCATACTACGTTGAAACAATCCGCAACACCGCACCATCGTTGTCATGGTGGAAGGAGCAGCACCCCAAGACTTGGCAGCGTTATGCCAAAGCAAGCACCGTCAATCACTTCACTTGGAAGTAGGACCATAGCGGTGCCCAGCCTCGCAAGAGGCTGGCATCCGCTGCGATCCTGCAGCACTCAACTAAGGAGACTACACAATGCAACCAGCGTATAGCACCGAGGCAGTTGAAGCCAAAGAGAAGCAATCAACAGGCAATCGCCTCAAGTTCAAGCTCGAGTTTATGATCATGATGCTGCAATGTGATCGCAATGAAGAGGCTGGCAAGATGTACAACCAGCTGATCGAAGAGTTCGACAAGCTCGCTTAAATAACTTGTGCTCCGATCATGCATAGCGTATGATCGGAGCACTACTTTAATCAAACGAAAGGAATACCAATGCCAAGAACATCATTCGGAAAAGCCCGCCCACAAGACACACCATACGCAACGTATGCCAGCAGATCAGGCTGGGTGTGGAAGGTGCTCAAAACCTATAAGCACTCAGCTGCGGAGGCTAAAGACCCGTATGCTCGATGGTTTGTCGCTGCGACATCGCCCATGATGCACGAAGGATCATATGAGATGGGCGATACCTATGCCCGCGAGATCAAGCAGCTGGGTCAGCTGATCGATGCTGATCCGGAGTGGCGCGATGAATACTCTGTCTAATATCTTATTAGGTTTCTGTGCAGGGCTGGCGGTTTCGCTAGCCCTGTTCGGACCGATCATCATGGGATGGGTATAATGAAAATTGCACATAAAAATGGTTTTTGGGATTATGACGATGAGTTCAAACATGCATGGAAGCATGGCATTAATCTCGTTCGCAGCGCGAACTTAAACCAACATCCTAACCCAAGCTGTCACAACTGGGTTAGGATGTCGCTCCCGTGGGAGAAGAAAGAAGATGATTTGATCCTCTCGTTCATGGATAAGTTCGAGGGTGCTGGCAAACGCAGAGATATCATCCACTGTTTAGCGTGGGCTATTAGTCGAACGACTACCTCGATAAGCACCAGGCTAAATACTTTAAAGAAAGATAAGTGCCACTGCTGCGGGAAGTAACAACCACCGCCCAGGCGCTCCGATGTATATCGTCTCCGCGCCTGGGCTACTCTCGCAGCCGCGCCCTGCGCCCGCCAGGGCGCAGGGCTTTGTTGTCAAGGCGCAGGGTCCTCGCTTCGCTCGGAAAAAAATGTCAAGGCGCAGGGCGGAAAATTAATTTCAATTCATTATTGAATAGTTGTTGACGGCTTGTTGGTAGTTTGATAATCTAAACCTGCGCTACTAATGGCGCTTCAATTAAAGGAAGTTCTGTACCATGAAATCATCATACACAAACCCTCTTGAAATCGAGATCAGCATCGATCTCGGCATTGGGGAAGTCCAGACCATTGTTACCGCGCTGGAAAAGATCGTTGAGGCAGGCGAGAATACATACTCGGCAAGAGAACTACTCAAGTCTCTCAATACCGCCAAGTCTGAAAGTGTTCGACAATTGCGAGACAGCCTCAAGCACTACGCATAAAGCAAGGGCCCTTCGGGGCCCTTTTCTTTGCCCGCTGCGCTCGAGCCTGGATCCCGCGCCCGCCCGCCAGGGCAAAGAAACAAAAAGGCCAGGGCGCAGGGCGCAAGGCAAAGAAAAAAGCCAGGGCGCAAGGCGCAAGGTAAAAAGAAACCAAGGCGCAAGGTAAAATAAAACTTGCATCCCGGCCACATTCTGCTAACATAAAACTCTATCTCAATTAAAAAGGAATCAAATCATGAAAGCCGGAATCATCTACAACGGGCCAAGCCTATTGGATGGAAAATCAATCGTTGTTATTGCGACGTTCTCAAACCGAAACACCAAAACGGGCGCTGTTGTGCAAACTTATATCTTGCGCAGCGATATAAACCCGCTCGAAGCAAGCAAGACGGGCGAAGACTTCTCAATATGTGGTGATTGCACCATGCGCGGGGAAGTAACAACGGACCCCAAGCGCAAGCAAGCCAAGGCGCGGCGCTGTTATGTTAACTTAGGCCAAGGCGTTTTGATTGTTTACAAATCATTCCTGCGTGGCGTTTACCCAACCGCGGACAATGTAGCAGATCGCAACACCATAGGGCGCGGGCGCTTCGTTCGCATCGGTACATACGGGGATCCCGCAGCGGTTCCCGCGCATGTGTGGACAGATCTGCTAGCAGAGGCCACCACGTTTACAGCATATTCACATCAATCCGGCTGGCGGCCAGATATTGCCATGCAAAGCGCAGACAATCGCGCCCAAGCAATAGCGCATTGGAAAGCTGGACGTCGCACCTTTCGCGTAATCGCGGATCTTGGAGAATTAGACAAGGCAAATGAGGCGCTTTGTCCTGCATCAAAGGAAGCAGGTCGTCGCGTACAATGCACAGCCTGCAAACTTTGCAAGGGATCGAGCAAAGGTAAATCAATTGCAATCGTGGAGCACTAGATATGAGCACTTACAATAAAGAATCTGTAGAGAAAGCTATCAAAGCATCAAGCAAACCCATTAGCAAAAAGGAGGGGAAGTTAATTCACAAACTGTTAAAGGGTCACAGCTAACAACATAGGACCATGGGCCACGGCTCATGGTCCTTTTGCTGTTAAGGTTAACAAACAACCCCAGTTTGTTAACCTTTTGCTGTCATCGGGGGAAACTCCCCCAGAAAACAAGGCCGCAGGGCGCAAGGCCATAGAATCAAGGCGCAGGGCGCAGGGCGCAAGACAATCGATCCACCAAAACAGGGCGCAAGGCACCAAAAAACGCAGGAATAGAGGCGCAGGACAGGACGCAGGGCGCAAGGCACCCCGAATCTAGGACCGTGGACCCCGAATCACCCCCAAATAAAAGTAGTTCACGGGTCAAGGACCTCTTTACCAAGAAGAAACTTGCCCCCCCACGCGCCCAATATGCAGCATGCCACGCAATTTGATGGGGGGAGACTTTTATCGCATTTGATTTACTAACCTTTAATTCAAGCCAGAAGGGCAAGCCATCCCAGACAGCGTGAACGTCAGGAACACCGCCGCCGTGCTTGTTTTCAATCCTTGTCGCGTGGCAATTCTTCGGCAAGTTCGACCGAATTGAGTTCCAAAAGTTCGCCTCTGGCCCCTTGCTCATTGGTCACGTCCTTGTAATTGCCTTCGATCTGGAAGGCCTGTGGATATTTCTTCTGGAGATCAGCCAATCGACCGACAATTTCATCACGAGACAGCGCGTCAATCGTGTTGACTTGCTCCCGCCTATCGACAGTCAAACCACCCAAGGCTGCGCGTATTTTCTCCGCGTTGATGGCAGCAGAAAACTGTCCTGCGTCCTCCGCTCCGCTACTTAGTTGATGCAGACGCTGAAGCTGGCCTATCGTGGTGACGCCATAGCGGCGCTCTCGTTCTGTTCTGAGGTCTTGGATGTACTCAAGGACATGAGGGTAGTCTCTACCGTTCAGCAGTTTGGATGCTTGATTATCGGCGACATTAGGAGAAAACCCAGCCTTGCGAGCGCACTCAGCATTGGAGTAGATGCCTTCGACTATGTGTCTGGCAAAAGTCATTTGGCGGTTGGTCAGGGTCCGCCCGTATTCTTCTTCGATCTTCTTCTTGGCAGTTGTCATGTGGCCCTCGTTGTTCTTTGGATACAAGTTATATCAAAGGGCTTACCGTTGCAACTTCCCTATATAGACACTTTTTCCAGAGAAAAGTGACGCAAATGACTCAAAAAGACTCAACTATGGGCTGGTACAGATATAAAAATAAGGGGTTGAGTCAATGCGTCAATTGAGTCAGCATATTTGGATTGCATTTTCAAAAAAAACTAAAACCTGTGAGAATACTGTCTATAGTGACGCATTGACGCGAATTACTTCTTGACCCGTGGACCGAGGTGCAATAACTTGTAGGCAGTACTCAATTAACTCAACCAAGGATCAAGGACCATGAAACTAGAACTAAAGAACATCAAGCACACTGCGTGGGCTAGCGAAGAAACCCACTGCTATCAGGCCTCATTGTATGTAGACGGCAAGCCTGTCGCTATCGTCAGCAACGATGGGCATGGCGGCTGTGACCGTGACTATCGCCACCCCACGTTCAAGAAGGAGTCGGAGGCTTCTGGTGTTCAGCCTTATGCTTTTGGTTATCGTGCCAAGATGGCAGAGGTCCACGAATACTTTGCCTCTCTTCCTAAGACTAACGCATGTGATATATTTCCTGACGGCATGGAACAGACGCTAGAATTTTGGTGCTGCGATCAGGTCAACGATTGGCTCAGTGCGCGTGAGTTAAAGAAGAAGTTGAAGAAGGAATTTTTGTTCCAGTTTGCGGATGGCGTGGGTGTGTTTGCTCACAAGGATCGTCCTTCCCGTGCTCACAAGGCTACCATCTTGAACGACATGCCTTTTTCTGATGCGTTGGCTATCTGGAAGGAGACCGCGTGATGTTGGTACGTTTCCAAGTGACCCGCACAGAGACTTGGTATCCTGAGTACGAGGTTCCAGACCATCTGACCGATGACGAGGTGATGGAATACATCCACCACGAGGTGCCTGACGAGGTGTTTGACGAGATGTTCAACAAGTTCACGTTGAACACTGAAACTGATGTTGAAATTGTGGAGACAACCAATGCCTAATCATTGCTATCAATCAGTTTACATCAAAGGTCCGCGGGACATGGTGCGGGAACTATACTTTAATCTGGTCAGCAAGACTCCGCGTTTCTGTGACGTTGTTGTTCCTATGCCCTTGGATCAAGCTGGCAACAGTTACGAGTGGTGCAACAAGAACTGGAATACAAAGTGGGATGTCTGTGACGTTGAGATCGACGATAGCGGTCTTGAGCATTCGGACGAGGAGTATCCTATTCCTGTGGCGTGGTTTTCGTTCAAGTGTTGGACGGCGTGGGCTCCACCTGTTCCAGTGTGGGATAAGTTACATGCGATGGGCATTGAGGTCGAAGCTGATTACGAGGACGAAGGCTGGATGTTCAAGGGCGAGTACAAGAACGGTGAGGACAATTCATGGGAGCCGACAGCGTTGGATGACGAGCGTTGGGAACCAGAAGCCGAAGAGGAGGATGCGTGAACAGCGTATCACACTGCCCCGACTGTAACCACAAACTAATAACATGGGACAGCAGACCGCATAATAAGTACGGGTTCCAAACCATACGGCGCAAGAGGAAGTGCGCCAAGTGCGACTATAGATCAGTAACAGTAGAAGTCCCCGAAGAACTGGGCGACTCAATATTCGAGGAGGATGAACAATGATATTCTGGCACATGCTTGTGTTGACATACACAATCGAGGATCAAACTTTTGTTTCGGAGTTTTTGTTTCGGGATCAGTCTACCTGTGCGAATGCGATGGACGAGATTTATCCTACGATTTACGCTGAGTACCGAGACAGCATGGCGCAGTGCAAACCTAGTGATGTAGCTTCGGGCTACACGGTGCGTCCGAAGGCGCGGCCTACGTCATGAAGGACACGGTCACGGCTCAACTAAGGAGTAAGATAGCCAAGCAGCGCACAGAGATTGCGCGTTTGACGCAGAAATTAGAGCAAGTAACCAAAGAGAAAACCGAATTAGTTCGGGACATACAATGGATGAAAGGAACACATAATGGGTAAGGTAAAAGCGTGGCTAATGGAACTACAGGAAATGAATAGCGTGGGCCCATGTCCGGTGTGCGATGGCGAGGGGTTAGAGGCTGTTGAGGTCTTCAAGTCTCAGTCATTCAGCCGAGATGTTGGTGAGCCGTATGAAGAGATGCGGCATTGCGAGGCCTGTGACGGGAGCGGGGAGATCGCGTTGGAGGATGAAGATGACCGGAGTTATTGAGGCAGTGCAAACGATCTTAACTAACTATGAAAAAGTTTTTACGCACCCAAGCACCGACTTCACAGATAAGAACGACGTAGATTCCGCTATCTCTGACATCAGGGCTTCTGATTTTTACGAGATCAATCGAGACATAACCTTATATATTGATGATGTAAAAGGTGAATTGTTTGGAGCGTATCACACTCTGGATGAGATTCGGTTACCTGTAGATGCACGACCACCCTCTGACATTTGTTTTTTATATCTAAACAACAGTGAGACTGGATATATAGTTAATAGGTTTGAAGCGGGAGAAATAAACGCGATTGATGAAACACAAAAATATCCTTGTGTCCTAATCACGCGAGTTTCTAACAAGCATATGCCTATTATTTTTGGGGGGTATATTATATCGGACAAGGAACAAAACAACTCAATTTTCATGGGAGGAGAGTCTCTACGAAAGGGCGACGACTTTGAAAACTTCACGGCAAACGCGGTTGTAAGTATTGCACTTGCAATAAGTTTAATTAACGAACCGAGGTACGTTGTCCGAGGTAAGGCGGGGACACGACAGGTACGCAAGCAGATGCGTAAAGGTCATGGCATATCTGTAGATGCGTGGCATAAGATCGAATGGGACATTACCAAGCCTGTTAAAGCAAAAGACGACAGCGATAAATGTGGCTGGCATATGCCTCTTCACTACACGCGAGGTCATTGGCGCAGAGGTCAAGATCATTGGGATGATGTTGTGATACGCAAGGACGGCAAGCCTTACAAATGGATCTCTGGGTTTTGGTCTGGGCACCCTGCGTATGGGGTGAAGAAGAGTTATCATGCACCGAAGTTAGGGAACAACTATGGCAACGTATGAGGTAACCTGTGAGTTCGTTGTTTCGCGCACTGTTTGGGTTGATGCGAGGCACGGGGTTGAAGCGAAGGAGCTAGCGAAAGCAGAGATATCGGAACGAGAGGGCATTCCCAGCGATGAGGTTGGGATTGTTGACGCGCAGCGGGAGATGGTGACGCACCCGTATCAGTTTGATTTATGGAGGGAGGACGAAGATGACAAATAAGCAGATGGATGATATACTAGACGAAGTATTTGCGAAGGTTTTCGGAGATTTGTGGTGAAGGCTGTTTGGAGTAAGTTCAAACCTGGCAAGCCACCACTTGCCCCGAGCACCAAGCACCGGATCGCAGTTGCAGTAGCAACGGCAACCCGGGGCCGGAAAACCAAACCAGTAACCCTGGCAGCAACGCCGTGGGAATTAACCAAGGAGAAAAAGTAATGTACCAAATAACGTGGAGCAAGTTGCAGCATGTGCCGTCGAACGGTCATAACTTTGTGGACACATGGCACGAGGTGATTGATTGGATTGCCGAGATGGATGAATCAGAGGGCGTGAACTATTGGACGGTGTCTGTTGTTTGCGATGGCAGCAATTCGGAGCATGTTGAGTTTTATCCGGAGGGCACGTTGGAGAAAGCTAGGTTGATGGACAACTTGGCGAAGATGATGCCTGACATGGATCACTCGGAGGTCAGTGCCGCGTTGATGAATTTCGCTGCGAAGTACTGGGACCCAGAGGACATGGTCACGGGCTTTAATATGTTGGCGCATGTTTCCTCGAACGTTGCTAAAGGCAGGGTCAAGGCGGAAGCTAAGAGGAAGATGAATTGATATGGAAGATAAGAAGCTGAACCCGTCTCAAGAATCAGTTTTGACCTTCCTTCGCAATCAGGTGGATCGATTACAACAGGAACGACACAGGCGGGACACGCACCCGTTGACAGAAAACCAATACTGGCATGCGGTGGAGGACTTGAAGGCCTTTACCCGCACGTTACGCAAAGAAGGTAAGAACATATGAGCACAGGAAAGCAGGCTGTATTCGAGGATTACTATCGCAGTCTTTGGCTCAAGCAGTTGGTAATTGATAAGAAGGGAAACCCTTTGGCGCGTGAGCGCAGCGCACACCAGAAGAACGGTGACATGTGCGGGAAGTTTGGCGGGGTTCGCAAGACCCTGAAGCTCTCGAAGCAAGCGGAGATTATCAACCGGATGCTGCTTGATAAGATGCTTGGGCGTCAGATCGGGGAACTGTTGGGCATTAGCCAGCAGGCAGTGAGCGACATCAAGAGACGATATGGATTACCCAGGGCTCTGGAAGAAGTAGCCGGAACACAAACAAACAACGAAGAGGAATAGAAACATGGAAGATATGAGAAAAGCATTCGAAACTAACAAGATGCGTGTGATGATTGAGTCAGTGTCCTATACGGGCAGCGCGTTCGGATCGAATGAGGATGGAGATTCAGTATTCTTCAACCAAAGGTTGGTAGAGAAGGTGGAGCTAGAGATGGGCGACATTGTCGAGGCCCATGCGATCCCGAACTACGAGGACAAGCGGCACGAGACACCATGGCGGGCGATCAGGGTTGCTGTTGTTGGCAAAGGGGATTTATATGCCACACCTCCGACCGTCCCAGCCGAGGATCAGATCAAAGAGTACCTGCGAAATGAGGGTTATGCCATGACGGTCTCGGAGCTCGCTGAGATTTTAAGTTTCACCGATGAAGAGATTGAAAAGTGTTTAAGCGAGGACAAGAACTTCACATTAGTCCCTGCATACATCTGGTCGGGAGTTTAACTTGCGCCCTGCTAATGTATGCTCTATAAGTGGGCAACAAATAGGAGGGCATCATGGCTCGGAAAAAGTTAGACGACAAAGACAAGCAGAAGTTTCAGAACGTGGGCCTCATCAAACAGGACCACGAACTGCTGCGCGAGTTAGCTGAAGGCGAGCAGCGGTCCATGGCCCGCCAGTTATCGGTATTGATTCGCAAAGCTGTTGCAGAAAATCGAGATCAAGTTTAAACTATAGGAACTGCTCGGTGTAGGTCCACGCCTGTGGCCTACCACCTCACTGTCAACTGGCCCCCTCACGGGGGCTATTTTTTTGGCTCGTTCGATCTTCCAATTTTACTCTTGGCAAGCCGCGCGGGTTCCTTACTATAGCCGCGGATTTGTGTGACGTTATCTCGCTTCATGCTTTTGAGCAGCGATGCCGCTACATCAGGGGTTAGCCCAGCTAGCTCCCCCAGTTCCTTGGTTGCGTTAGCTAGGTTAGTCCACCCCTTCTTGTAATCACAGATAGACTCGATCATTTCATCGTGGGTTTTAGACTTAGCCATTCTCTTGCATCCTCTCCTAGAACTTTTGCACCGATGTCGATCTTGGTGCGTAATGCTTTAACGATATGTTCATCGATGCTGCCTTCGCAGATCAGGTCGATGTATGTCACGTTGTTTTTCTGTCCGATCCTGTGGGCCCGATCCTCTGATTGGATGCGCGTCTCAAGATTGAAGTCGTTGGCATAGTATACCACGAGGTTAGCCTCGGTCAAAGTCAGACCGTAGCCCGCGGTGGCGGGATTGCCCACAAAATACTTTAGCGGATGATCAGGGTTCTGGAAGTTGAGCACCGCTGCGGCTCGATCATCGTCGGATGTATCTCCGAAGTATGACACAGCGCAGCCCTTGCCGAACTTTTTGTTTAGCATGTCTGTCATGCCGATGATATCGTGGCGGAACCGAGACCAGATGATTGCTTTGCCGTCATGCTCGTTGATGATCTCTTCGAGCGCCTCCATTCTTTTGGATGGAAAGTACAGCATGTCGCCGTCATCAGTCTTGAGATGCCCGGACATGATCTGCTGGAGCCGAAGCATCTGCGTGATCACAGCGGGAGCCGTGGACATCTCGCCACTATCCAACAGGACCATGGCATGCCTGCGGATCTGTTCATACATATCGAACTGTTCTTTGGTCATGCCAACGTAACGTGCGGTGTATATCTTGTCGGGGAGATCGAGGCAGTCCTTCTTGAGCACCCGAAAGGAAAACATGTCGATCCTTTTGGTTAGCTCGTCGAGGTTCTTGAACCCTACTATCTGTTGGAAGGCGGCTTGGCCCATGGTTTTGCGCTGCACTACAGCATAGCGTCCCTGGAAAGCATAGTATGAGTCGTAACCCAAGAGCCCAGGGCGGAGGAACTCGCACTGCGAATAGATATCCATCGGGCTTTTTGTTACGGGGGAACCTGTCAACAGTCTTCTGTACTTGAACTGGGCTGCTATTTTCATTAGAGCTTTAGTGCGTTTGGCCTTGTGGTTTTTGATTGTTGTTGATTCGTCTATTGCTATCATGCCCCCTGCGCCAAGCGCACGAGCCATCCAGTTCCCTGCCTTCTGTCCTTTGAGCGAGGAGAATGATTCTACGTTCATCACGAAGATGGTCAGCCCCTCGAACTTATCTTGGACCGAGCGCATTTCTTCTTGCTGTTTCTTATTTGGGCCTGACACCCAGCGAATCACCCGGTGCGGTATGTCGTCGGACATGTGCTCGGGTATCTCTTTGGCTACCCAGTTGCGATACACGCCCTTGGGTGCGATGACCAAAGCGAAGTTGATCTCTCCTGCTTGGTACAGCATGCCCATGTTATCGATCAGGACCTTTGATTTCCCTGTGCCCATCTCCATGAAGAGCCCGAACTCAGTGCGGTCCCAACCATAATCTAGTGCATCTGTCTGGTGATCGAATGGTTTATATTTATATTTGTAGTTGACATCCATCATATACCTCCACTATTGTCTCTAGTACGGATAGCATGAGGCTGCCGCACAAATCAACCCTGAAGAGGAAAAACTTATGAACGACATTTTTGAAGACATATTCGATGAGGCTGACGCGGTCAGTCGAGTTGACACAGGAACTGGAAAGCAACTCAGCCAACTGGTCCGCAATCTCCGCACTGTCGAGAACGATATCGAAGATGCAGAGACACATTTGAAATCACTGAAGCAAGAGAAACACAAGCTGTCTGTCGAGAACATCCCAGCCTTGATGGATGAGATGGGTGTAGAACGTTTGGATGTAGACGGCATGACCGTGGAGCGGAAGATGATTATCGCCGCGTCCATCCCTGTCGCCAACAAAGATCAGGCGTTCGATTGGCTTAGGTCCAATGGTCTAGATGATATTATCAAGAACGATGTCACTGTGTCCTTTGGCAAGGGAGAAGACAACGTGGCGGGAGATGTCATCGGCATCTTGCGTGACAAGGGATTCGATCCTAAGACCAAGACTCATGTTCACCCGTCCACGTTGAAGGCGTTTGTTAAAGAGCGCATCACTGACGGCAAACCAATCGACCTCGATCTGTTCGGGGCATTTATATCAAACACAGCAGTAATTAAGAGGAAAGCATAATGGCTAATCAAGTAGCAACAAAAAAGAATGCAGAGTTAAGCACAGACATCATGGATGACATCCTTGAGTTTGCAGGCGAGGGTGCTGCCTTTGGCGCAGATGAAATGCAGATCCCGTTTGTTCGGGCACTACAAGCGTTGTCCCCACAGCTTGGCAAGAAGAAGCCTGAGTACATCGAGGGTGCGGAGCAGGGAGATATGTTCAACACTGTGACTGGCGAAGTCTGGAAGGGCGATGACGGCGTGACTATCATACCGTGCTACCAGACCACCAAGTATCTTGAGTTCACACCTCGTGACCAAGGCGGCGGATTCCGCGGCGAGATCAACCCTACTGATCCGATCCTTCAGCGCACCTCGCGCGTTGGGTCCAAGGAAATCCTTCCAACAGGCAACGAGTTGGTCAAGTCAGACCAGCACTACTGCTTGGTATTGGGTGGAGACGGCGCGTATCAGCCTGCTGTTATCGACATGAAGTCTACGCAGTTAAAGGTCAGCCGTCGTTGGAAGACCCAGATTGCAATGCAGAAGATCAAGAACCCGAAGACAGGGGCCATGGTTGTACCTCCGCTGTTCGCTACAGTGTGGAAGATCACCACTGTTGAAGAGAGCAATGACCAAGGCACATGGTTCACGCCTTCTGTCGAGAAGGTCGGTCTTGTAGGTAGCCGCGATCTTATGCTTGAAGCCAAAGCCTTCCGCGACAGTGTCGCTGCGGGCGAAGTGAAAGCTGCTTCAGAGGAGCGTGTCCCCACTGCCTCTTCTGTACAACAGGATGACGACATCCCGTTTTAAGCAGCCTCGGGAGAGGCGCGGGTAACGTCTCTCCCTTTTTCACAACAGGAGCAGTACATGACACAAGCAAAGAGATTGCTTGCAGTATTCGTTGGTGCAAAGGCTGCACACGGCACGACCACTGTCGGTCGCATTGGACGAAACGGCAAGGCAGAATCCAAGAGTATGATCGTTCGCTCTCCTTTAACCGAGGAGCTCGTTCAATCCCACATAGATGGGAAGCAGGGCGTTGGTGCGATCCCGATTAATGAAGAGAACATGTGCAAGTTTGCGGCGCTGGACATCGATGTCTATGACCTGAACCACAATGAACTCCAAGCTAAAATCCAGAAGCTGAAACTGCCGTTGATGCACTGCCGATCTAAGTCGGGCGGCGCTCACCTGTATCTGTTTCTAAAAGACTGGGCCCCCGCAGCCAACATCAGGGATTATTTGACAGAGATGTCTATTGCTCTGGGCTTTAGCGGCTGCGAGATATTCCCGAAGCAAGACACGATCATCGCGGAGCGTGGAGACGTGGGCAACTTTATCAACATGCCCTACTTCAACGCCGAGATGCCCCAGCGTTATTGCTTTAACTCACACACTGAGGCGCTTGAGTTAGACGAGTTCTTAGATGCGGTGGACAAGGCCCGCGTGTCTGAGTCCGACCTCGAGGGCTTTCGGTTTGCTGGGAAGCGCAAGTACTTCACCGATGGACCGCCCTGCCTTGAGCATCTGTTCGCGGATGGGCCAATTGATACGCCACGCAATACATGCATGTACCAGTGCGGCATCTATGCCAAGCTGTCGGACCCCGACAACTGGAAGAGTAAGTTGGAAGAGTTCAACCGGACGCTGTGCTCTGAGCCGCTGCCGTCTGTAGAGGTGATCAACCTGGGCAAGTCGCTTGACCGGAAAGACTTTGCGTACAAGTGCAAGGAAGAACCATTCAAGAGTTACTGCGACCCGACCCTCTGCGCGAGCAGGAAGTTTGGGATCAGCACTGATGCGCCTGACATGCCCTCGGTTGGAGGCTTGACGATCATGTTGTCCGAGCCGCGCGTGTACTTCATGGATGTCAACGGCGCGAGGATTCAGTTGTCCACTGAGCAGTTGCAGAATCAGATCCTGTGGCAGCGGGCATGCATGGAGCAGATGAACTTGATGCCTCCTACAGTCAAGCCTCAGAAGTGGCAGCAGATGGTCAACCAGTTGATGCAAGGCGCTACGGTTATAGAAGTGCCGGAGGAAGCCACGATCAAGGGCCAGTTCAAAGACCACCTCAAGTCCTATTGCACCAGCCACATCAGGGCTATGGCTCCTGAAGAGATGGAGATGAACAAACCGTGGACTGATGCTGGGGTAACCAAGTTCAAACTGGAAGGTTTGATAGAGTACCTGCACCACCGTAGGTTCAAGGTAGAGAACCGTGGGCAGTTGATCCAACTGATCAAGGACGTTGGCGGGGACCAAAGCCGAGAAAACATTAAGAAGTCCGACGGAAGAAGAACAACGCTTCGATGCTGGGCAGTCCCATCCTTTGAAGACGATCACATTGAATTACCAATAAGGGAGATGAACGATGACATCCCATTCTAATAGACTCCTGCGGGTAGGAGAAGTTGCGGACCTGTTGGGGGTATCCAAGTCGTACGTCTACAAGTTGGCTCAAACAACCCCCGACTTCCCACTCCCTGTTGTACTGGGCAGCGAACACAGCAAGCGTTCGTCTAGCCGCTGGGTTCTGTCCGAGATTGAGGATTGGGTGAGCAGCAGGCCGAGGGGGAAGGAGCTATGACTGCGCTCTACGATGGCTGGTCAGTGGGGATTGACAACTCACTTCTGATCTTGGGGCCCCCAGGCTGCGGCAAGACGCACCGTTTGATCCGAGAGATCAAGGCTGCACTTGCCAACGGCACACACCCTTCCCGCATCGGCGTCATTTCGTTTACCCGCAAGGCTATCGAAGAGATGGTTTCTCGTGCCTGCGCTGAGTTCAACCTGACACCCAAAGACTTTCCGCACATGCGGACGAGTCACTCGTTTGGGTTTAACGGTCTGGGTCTGCAAAAGCAGGACGTTTTGAGCACCGAGGACTATGCTGATCTAGGCAGTAAGATAGGTCTGACCTTTGAGGGGGACGACAAAACCAGCATTGATGACGGTGTATCCATGCCCACCATCGGTGGATCGGGGTCCCAGTACCTCCAGCTAGAGCACCGCGCTCGGTATCGGATGGTTACACTGGAGCAAGAGTTCAACAAGGAGGGGAACAGGGATTTGTTCTACCCCAAGTTGGTCCAACTCCACGAGCAGATGAACGAGTACAAGTCGGTGATGGGCAAGTATGACTTCGTTGACATGATCGAGAAGTACATCGACATCGGGGATCCCCCTGGCTTGGACTATCTGTTTATTGACGAGGCTCAAGACTTCACGCCTTTGCAGTGGGAGATGGCGAAGAAGATTGCTGAACGGGCAGGCAAGGTGATCATTGCGGGCGACGACGATCAAGCCGTACACCGTTGGACCGGGGTTGAGGTTGATTTGTTTATCCAATCCTCGAACCAAGTTGAGAGGCTCACTCAGTCCTACCGCATCCCAAGGTCTGTCCACCGTCTGGCTAACACCGTCTCACGGCGCATCACTGGGCGATTGGAGAAAGAGTTCCAGCCCCGTGAAGAAGAGGGCTTGGTTGATTACGTCTACCATCTGGAAGATATCCCCGTAAACGAGGGGTCATGGACCGTGATGGCGCGAACAAACTATCAGGTTCGAGAGCTAGCCAAATGGTTTCGGGCCTCCGGCTTTAAGTTTTCCATGAAGGGCTATGCTAGCATATCAGAGAAGTTGGTCGGGAACATCCTAGCGTGGGAGGACCTGTGCCAAGACAAGACGATAGGATTGCAGCGGCTGCGCCAGTTGTACACTGGGTTGCCCAAGCAGGGGGAAGACGCTGCTCTAAGGCGGGGTGCTACCAAACTGCTGGATGCGATCCATCCGGAGGCCGAGGTTGGAATGCAACAACTCCAATCGGATTACGGATTGCTAAAAGGGGCGGAGATATCTGCGTATAACGTACTCAGGGTCAGTGTTTCTGAGCGCAACTATATTGATGCGATCCAGCGTAGGGGCGAGGACCTTCTGTCACCGCCTCGGATCAAACTGTCCACGTTTCATGCGATGAAGGGCGGCGAGGATGACAACTGCATTGTATATACAGCGTCCACTAAGGCTTGCGTTGGGTCCAGATACCAAGAGGATGAGCACCGTGCGTTTTACGTTGGTGTTACCAGAGCCCGACACACGCTCTACATTTTACAAACCGATAACAAATACAGGTACACATTATGAAAGCAACTGAAGCCATTGCAAGAACCCTGATATTTGTCACAGAGAACCCTGATATTAAACCAGAGGATGAGCTGAGGGTAATGGCAGAAATGCTGGAGCCGATGCTAGATGCAATCTTCGGGTCAGATTACGAAAAGGTTGGTAACTTATCCGTCCAAAAGGGAGACTCAGATGAAACTAACTAGAAAACACGAGATCGATGCCGAGGCGGCAGTATTCTCTAATAAACACCCCAAGGTTACCGAACTGTTTGTTCGGTTCACTACAGAGATTATTAACCGAGGGTTCAATCACTACTCAGTCAGTGCTATTTTTGAGCGAATCCGCTGGGAGACAGACCAAGCAGATGTAGATGGCAAGTCTACGTTCAAGCTAAACAACAACTACCGTGCTTGGTATGCTCGTAGATTTATGGAACATAACCCAGAACATGCAGGGTTTTTTAGAACCAGACGCCGTGCAAGTGCGCTGCAAGACGCTTTAGGTTTATACGAGTTCACTGCCGAGGATTTTGAAGATGAAACGTGATGAAGTCTTAGACACAGCAAAAGAACTGATCAATGGATCGAGGGCCAAGGACTACGGGGATGCGTTCGAGAACTTCTCTCGGATTGCAGTAGGCTGGAACGCCATCATCAAAGAGGCGATGATGACTCACGGGCATGTGACCGAGCGGCACATTGCGCTGATGATGGACTGGTTGAAGACGGCACGGCTGCTCAACGACCTCGACAAGGTAGACTCGTGGATCGACAAGTGTGGCTACAGTGCGTTGGGCTCAGAGTTCACGGATCGTGAGAACGACATCCAAAAGCGTATAGCTTTGCACCTAAAGAAAGATAATTGATGTCAGAGAACCTATTCGGAAGCGATCTGCACCACCAGTTTAAAGGGGAGATGGACATGATAGACTCGGACTGGAACATACCGCCGGAGTACCCAGACCTGACAGGCTATAAAGAAGTTGCTGTTGATCTGGAAACCAAGGACCCGAACATCAAGACGCTTGGCCCAGGCTGGTCTAGGAAAGACGGGCACATCATCGGGATCGCTGTCGCAGCGGGAGAGTACAAGGGGTACTTCCCTATCCGCCACGAGAACGGGCACAACCTTGATCCAAGGATCACGTTGAAGTGGCTAAAGAAGCAGATGGCTGTCCCTGAGATGGATGTAATAATGCATAACGCAACCTACGATGCGGGTTGGATGCGGGCCGAGGGCGTCGAGATCAAGGGTCGGATGATCGACACCATGATTACAGGCGCTCTGGTTGACGAGAACCGCTGGTCCTTTGGCCTTGATGCGATGGCTCGGGACTATGCTGGGGTACGCAAAGACGAGAAGATGTTGAAGGCTGCGGCTGCGGCGTGGGGCATCGATCCCAAGGCAGAGATGTGGCAGTTACCCCCGATGTATGTTGGGGCCTACGCCGAACGCGATGCTGTGGCGACACTGAAACTCTGGCAGGCCCTGAAGATCCAATTGGATGAGCAGAAGCTGTGGGACATCTGGAACACTGAGACCAAACTAATCCCTTGCTTGCTGGACATGCGGAGCAAAGGGGTGCGCGTTGATCTGGACAAGGCTGATCGCAACAAGAAGTTAATCCGCAGCAAGTCTAAAGAGATGCGGCGTTTGATCGAGAAGGAAGCTGGGCTTGAGGTAGACATCTGGGCCTCTGCATCCATCGCTAAGATGTTTGACAAGCTGGGCCTTGAGTACCCAAGGACCGAGAGGGGTGCGCCCTCGTTCAACAAAGCGTATCTAAACAACCACCCGTCTGAGATATGCCAGAAGCTGGTTAAGCTGCGGGAGTTCGACAAGGCTGACAGCACGTTTATCGACAGCATCCTGCGGCACGAGCACAACGGGCGCATCCACACGGAGCTCCACTCCACTCGGAGGGACGAGGGCGGCACGGTCACGGGCAGATTCTCCTCCTCGAACCCCAATCTCCAGCAGATTCCGGCGCGGGACAAGGACATCAAGAAACTAATCCGCGGTCTTTTTATCCCAGAAGAGGGGTACAAGTGGGGATCGTTCGATTATTCTAGCCAAGAACCAAGATTACTCGTACACTTCGCCGCCAGCGTTGGGGAGATCCAAGGGCAGGATCTGCTCGCGGACATTGTCCACCAGTACAACACCGCTGATGTAGACCTCCACCAGATTGTCGCTGACCTAGCTGGGATCAAGCGCAAGGAAGCGAAGGCCGTGAACCTCGGGATTATGTACGGGATGGGTGTGGCAAAGCTAGCCGATCAACTGGGCGTCGATCCAGATGAGGCGAAGGGATTGCTGCAGCAGCACCGCGAGATGGTGCCGTTTGTTAAGGCACTGGCTGAGATGGCTTCTCGTAGGGCCGCAAACTCAGGGCAAATCCGGACGGTGTTAGGTCGTCTGTGCCGCTTCCACCTTTGGGAGCCCACTACGTTCGGGGCAGGCAAACCTTTGCCCCACGAGGAGGCGTTGAAGGAATACGGGGGAGTCAACGGCATGGGTATCCGCCGCGCCTTCACATACAAAGCACTCAACCGTTTGATCCAAGGATCGGCGGCGGACCAAACCAAGAAGGCTATGCTCGATTGTTACAGTGAGGGATATACTCCTATGCTAACGGTACATGACGAGCTATGCTTTAACATAGATAGCCCAGAGCAGACTGCCAGGATCAAGGAGATCATGGAGAACGGAGTCCAGCTAAAGGTTCCATCTAAAATTGACGTTGATATTCAAGATGATTGGGGAGAAATCGAATGACACATATAGAAGACCTGCAAGCACTAGGCTTCCGTCAAATGCACAAGGTACAGATCGATGCGCTGCTTGACCTGATTGCCGTAACCCTAAACCTAGCAGCCCTGACCAATGATCCAGATGTTATCGACGAGACCGAGGCCACCTGTGACGAACTGGTTCGTCTGTTTGGCGGCAACGGCGTCGAGTTATCTATCAATGTTCACTGACGTGGCTGGTTAGCTCGGTTTATAATATCTTGGTTCTTCGGGTCACCTAAGAGACCTGGGGCCAAGGTCCGAGCACGTTGCAACAAGTTACCACCCAGATCGGAGAACGAGTCCGCCGCTCCACTGACTGCTTCCGAAGCGGTGTCAACGAATGACGGGGCTGCTTGCGGTGTGGGGGACGGTGTCGGTGCAGGCATCTCGACAGGGACGCCAAACACAGGTGCCTCGTTTGAACCTTCCACGCCAAACAACTCAGCCTCTCCAGTAGGAACAATCTCTGTGCGCATTAACGAACGGCGGATGTCGTTGATCTCCTGCTTTGGAAGTCGTTGAAGGATTCGATTCTCTTGTTTCTGGTTAACCTCTTGGTTAACCTCTCGAATTAAGTTTCGGCTCATAGTGATTGGGACGTACTTGTTTTTCATTATCAAACTTAGTTCCTTTTTAGAAACACCGGAGTTATCAAACGCTTTGTATATTTCCCGACGGCTCATGCCTGCAGCCATGGCTGTGTCTATCTTTGCTTTTAACGCAGCCTGTTGACGACGACGAGCATCGTTTGCTTTGACGTAGGCGTTGATCACATCTTCTTTTGTGGCATCATTGTCATCAGCAACCTTTGTAAAGATCGATACCGCACTGGATCTAAGGCCAGAATATTCAGACCCCGCATAGCTAAGACTGCGAGGTATGTTGAGCTTCAATGCCCGAAGACCAGTAAGCATAGTTCCTGCTTCTTCAAACGGTGTGTACTCGTCCCCTTGTTTGGACGGCGTTCCTGTAAGCGCACGAAGCGAACGGCCCTGAACAAACTCGCCGCCCTTAACTGTTGTGACTTGGTCCACGATGCCTGGGAGAAACGCACCAACGACATGGGTCAACGACTTGGACAACCTGTCTCCCAAAGGCTCGGCGGGTTCATATATTTCTGCACCCGTTTGGGTTTTCCCTTGGCGTGTAGTAACGTCAATGATTCGTTCCGCAGCCATGGCCTCTGAGGCAAAGGGTTCCGCAAACTTCTTGAATCCTTCCCACGATGCCATGCTAACTTGCTCTGCAAACCCTGCGTCAACAGAACCTTTGGCAAAGTACTCTTGCATGGCGGCGCGGGCGGGAGTGAGCATGAACTCATAGGGCAGCATGTATGACAGATCGATATACTCGGCTTCGCCCTTCTCGTCAGGTTTGGTCAAGTACACAAGAGTGTTGCCCTTGGTCCAAGGGGCCGCGCCAGCCTGCAGGATGTCTTCTTCGGCTTCGGTAACGCCAAGCATGTCGTGGGCCGCGCCTTTGAATGCGATAGGGGCAGCGCCCGCCATTGCGACATAACCAGACAGACGTTGAGCGCCGATAGCTCGGACCTGTCGTGCAAAGATATCGGCTTGTTCCTTGCCCATGGCTTTTACCAAATCGTCTGTTGCTTGGAAGCCCATTTCTTTGAGAGAACGACTTACGATGTTGCCAGACGTACGGATGATTTCCGCAGGGAACGCCATGAAGTTACCAACAACAGGGATCCGACGAAGCTGTTTGATAGCTTCGGGGACCATGGAGTAAGTAGGCATGGTTTGACGAACGATGTCCGTCACGAACATGTTGCCGAAGTCCGTGCCCGCAATGGACGAGGACCTCTGCGCCAAGCCTGATCGGGCTAACGCTTCTTGAACAGCAGGGGTCAGGTTATCGATGTCGATCTTTGCTTTACGCATAGCTGCGCCATAACGAGCCTTTTCACCAAGAGCACCAACAACTTTCCAGTAATCGTCCCCGAGTTTGTATGTCTTTTGCATGAAGCGAACGGGGGCCCCGAGCTTAGATCCTATAAACTTCTCTCCGCCCTGACGCAGACGTGCAGATACCCCGCCCTCTACCTGTTCTTTCATCAGACGGGTAAGCTCGTTGACCTGAATGTTCTGTCCAATAGCACCTTCATCAGACAGAGCGCGAAGGAGTTTGTATTGCTCGGGGCTGTCCAGCGCGTTTGCTAGCAGCACTTCGGCGCTCTCTAGAACACCCATGTTCCTGCCGAGAAGACCATTGGCCCCTACAACAAAGGTGTTGGAGATAAAGTTCCGGACTTGGGACAGCGGGTTCAGCACTGTCTTCGACATTTGGGAAATGCCTTTCAACTGCAATGAAACAGCCAAGGCATCTTGCACCCCAGAGTATGCGCGGGATGGAGTTGTCAGCGCGTTGTAAACCTCAACGGGGACATAGTTTCCCGAAAGAGAACCAAACTTTCCGCCGAATGCATTTTCTAAATCGACTTCCCCAGCTTTAACGTAGCCCATGTCCCCTGTCAGGTCTGCAATCTGATTGTCCGTCAGGTTCGCACCGTCAATGACCATGGGCCTAGCACCAGCGTTCATCTCTGAAACCGCTTCCGCCAAAGGTCTTGCGTTTCTAGGTACAAGTGTTGCAGGGTCAATCCCGCCCGACACAGTGTCGAACAATCTTTGCCCTGCCATAGTGGAGGAGAGGCTGTCGATGGTCCGGAGAAAGGCTTCCTTCGGGTCACGAATCTCGCCCATCATCTCGCGAAGCATAGGGGCTTCGGTTAGCATCTGGCTGCGGCCTTCAAGCATACCCTGTGAAACATTAAACAAGGACGCACGGCCCTTTTCTGCAGAGGCCCCTTGACCTTTAGTATACTTCGCTGCTTGGGCTCGAGCTTCTGGAGTCAAACCCGTGGCGTTAAGGGTCTGGTTAAATATCTTGTCAATCTCTTGCGATGCTTTTTGGGTGGCGGCAACGGGATCCGCTGCCAACAAAGGATCTTTCCGCATAAGATACTTGCTGACTTGATCAAGCGCCCCTTTGTATTGAGGCATTTGCGCGACAGGAGTACTGAAGTTTTCAGGGCGCGTGTGTAATTCATAGACACGGCGAATGTATGATCCTTGGTTCGCATCGAACTGCGCTTTCAAAGTAGACTTTGTTGCGTCGTCTAGGTTCGGAGCGGCGTCAACGGATGACTTGAAACTCTTACTCAGATCATCAACCTGCATACGCATGGCATCCGCTGCGCCCGCAGCCTTCTCACTGTATGCTTTGACAAAGTCAGACCGCTTAACTTCCCCAGTCAAGTAATCCATTGTCGTGTTGTATGCCTTCTGAACTGCCGCTTTCTTCTCGCCTCGCTTTAGTTTCTGAGCACTAATAGCTTTTTTCATTGCGCCATCATAGTTAGCCAGAAGCTGGGCTGCGATGCCTTGTTCAGTTTCTCCAACAGCTTCCGCTGTGCGGATGGCGTCTGCGATTTCAGGTGGAGTAAATCCGTTTGGTGTCAGATACCTACGGACAAACGGTACACTTGTGGCCTTCTCTCCAAGAAAGTTCAGTCCTTTAGACAGAGCCCTAGCCGTGGCCGGGACCCCAGGAACCATGGCCGCGCTCCGAACAGTTCCGCCAATAACAGGAAGAAGTACTTCCCCAGCGGCGTTGAACATAGCACCTTCAAGACCCAGCCGGAACTTGTTGCGAAGACGAACGCCTGCCAGCGCCATTCCGGTTATGCCCTCTTCATCTTCTGTGCGTAATTGTTCGGGCATAGCGTCCCAGCTATCAGCCAGAGACGTATTGGTGCTTGGAGAAACAAGGAAGTCCGCGACCCCTGTGCCCGCTGTGGTTAGAACTGCCCGTCCAGCCTGCGTCTTTGCCAAGTTGCTTTTCTTGCCAAACTCGACGGCGGACTTTCCGAACCAAGTCTTAGCTGCGGGGAGCGCGGTCCCAGCTTTGACTGCCGCGGAGGCCTTCCCTGCTTTACTTACCCAACCCAAAACGGGGATAGCTGCGGAACCATAGTTCACGACCATCTCTACAACTTTTCCCGCGGTTCTTTCAGGGGTAAAACCTAAAGAGTTTTTAGCATCTTCAAAGAACTGAGACGTGGCTTCTTGAGCGCCCTCGTCCGCGACGCCCGTAGCCTCAAGACCGATGGCACCAAGTTCACCCACCCCTTGAACGATGTCCACGACACCCGCGCCAACACCTCTGGCAACAGAGCCGAGGACTGTTTGGTCAGACTCTGGCTCCTCGTCAGCGGCAACGCCAAATAGTTCAGAGCCCTCGTTAGCGGCAACGCCAAATAGTTCAGGGCCCTCGTCAGCGGCAACGCCAAATAGTTTTTCCGCCATGCGAGGCTCCTATGGTTTTTTCCGTGGTTTATCGTTTTGTATAAACTCAGTTCCAGAGGGCAGCGCGTCATACTCAGCTTGGGTTGTCACCACAGGTTTCTTACCCCGAATGGGCTCACCCGAAAGATCCATTTTGTAGTCTTCACTGACTCGGGTTCTTGCGGCGTTCAGGGCGTCGTCATATGTCTCGTAGTCTCCGGAACCCCCCGCATAAAGCGTCTCTGCCAAACGATACATTTGAGTCAGGGGCTCGGTGCGTTTTCCGTAAATACTGTCTGTGCCTTTGACTTTTGCAACAGCTAGGTCCCGACCAAACTTTTCACGAGCCCGTTTGTCTGCAAGGACTTCTCCAAATGCGGTCAGCGTAAACTTATCGTCCCGTGCTTTCTTGTCCGTGGTATTCTTGCTGATCTGAGCAGTGCTTGCAAGCAAGCCGTCAGCGATGTTCTTCATTGCATCAGGGCTTTCGCCCGCAGCAATCCCAAACCCGAGCATCGCCATGTTCATCCAGAATTGTTCTTTTTCGTCCTCGTCTGTCTGACCCATAAGATCCGTCAGCATCTTCTTCATTGCAACGGTCTGGTCTTTGACGCTCATGTTTGAGGTATCAACCCCCGTAGATTTCAGTAAGGCGTCGGCGGCGATCGTGTTCGCGTCTCCTGGGTTCTTATCTATGTCCGTTAGGATTGTATCTGTGTCAATTGCGGGGGCTTCTCCAAATGCGGTGGGGGCTTCTACCTCGGGGGCTTCTGCGGCGGGGGCTTCTGCGGCGGGGGTTACAGTTTCCGCGACAGCTTCTGGCGCAGCTTCTGCCTCTGCCGCGGCAGCTTCTTCGGCGCGAACCTCCTCCAACACGTTTACTGTTGGAGGCTCGGGGACTACAACGGCGTCTGCCCGATCTAAAAGGTCAACTGCCGTTTCTGGCTCAATGATCCCGAGCTTAGACCCAATGTTCCCAGCTAGGTCTAACGCGCCTCGTGTAAATCTTGATTGCAGATTAGGATAGCTTAGATTGCTCAACAAAAGGTTTGAGTCATATCTTTCTTCTAAAACTTTCTTACGATTTTCCAGAACTGTTCTTTCATTCTCTGACGTACTGGGATCAGCTATGCGGTCAAGAAGGGATTTATATTCAGTCTCTAAGTTTTGAAGATACTCCGGATCGCCTTCTTCTGGGACACGCCCAAGATCTTCTACGGAGGCAAAGAGGTCCCCTGCAGTCAGCTCAGAAACTTCCCCGTCTTCATTGCGAACTACATAAACGCCGTTTGCGCTGCCCAAGATTTCCAAGTTTAAGGCGTTTGCTACAGAGTTAACGTCTGTTTCTTCGGTTGCATTTGCGGTAAGGGCAGCCTGTTCTTCTTCCGCAGTTATTTCTCCAGTTATATCGCCCTGCAATTGGGAAAACAGTTCTGTCGCTTGAGCTAATTTATCAGCCTCTGTCCTTTCCCCGCCAGGGTTCCTTGCGCCCTCTTGGGCTGCAAGAGCCACTTCATCCGCACGAGCATTGTTTGCGTCGACGTAACTTTGATTTCTTTCAGCGTCCCCGGTTCTAATCTCGTTGATTCTATTCACAAACGGAGTGATAAACGAGTTGCCAATTACGTTTGAGTCTAGGCCCGTGCTTTCAAGCGCAGTTTCAAGAGGGTTATTTGAGTAAACACTGGAACGAAGTTGGTCCAACACGGAACGGTTGTCCTCCACAGGAGGATTCCTTCCGGCCTCTTCCGTATTAAGGGCTGCATTAGCCCTTTCGGCCTCTGCAATTCTCTGGGCTTCTACTGCAGCCGCAGCTTCCTGCTCACGACCCAGACGAATAGAGGAGCGAAGCTCGTTGTCTTCCATTACATCCCCGACAGGGGCAAACACTTCACTTGCCATGTCTCCAACAGGTTCAAAAATACTACGCAAAGTATCGTTTAGGGAGAACCCGCCTTCAGCAGCAGGCAATTCTTGTACGTCGTCAACAACTTCTGGAGTGACAAGGGCCGTGGGATCAACCCGCCCTGCAGCAATGGCATTCTGAAGGGGCTCCATGGACTGTTGCATCGAGGCACCTAAATCTTGAACGGGGCCTTCTATTACTTCGCCTAAATTTTGAACGGGGCCTCGGATGGTTTCCGCCACAGGAGTCATTAGGCTCCGCATCAAATCAGCTATTCCGCCGCCGCCGTCAACAACTGGCGCAGGGGGCTGGGCCATAACCTGTTGAGCAATATTAACACGGTCCTGCGTACCCTGCTGCGCAAGTTGCGCTTGACTAGGTTGCTCTCCCGACACCTTCTGAATAACCGCTTGCACGATACTCGGATCACGGATCACGTTGCCTTCTCTGTCAATAACAGTTCCGTTGTCCACAAGATAAAACACAGTGTTGCCAAGGATAACCATGTCGCCACCGGAAGCAGCCCCCGCACCGCTGGAGAAAATGTTACCTTCTCCAAAAATCTCGTTACCATAACCTGTGCCGGGGCGTGGAACACCTTGCCCACCCGTTTGAAACCGCTGGGCTGCACCCATCAGTTCAGGGGACGAAGCAAGGATTCCACCCATTCCGGCGAGCTTGGTTCGAGCATCTCGGTTGGAGAACATCTTCCGATTCATAACACTCATTGTTAAACTCCTTAACCAAACATGCCCGATTTGCCTAGACTATATAGACCTCCGGCCAATCCTGCAAACTGTGATACGGGGCTAGCACTAGGTTGTTGCTGCGACGTAAACGTAGACTGCGATGTCGGCATGCCTTGGAAGATGTCGGAGTAAAAGCCAAGCTGTTGATATGGCTGCATAGTGTTTTGATACTGAGTTTGACGCTGCGCATCGAGGACTGCTTGCTGCTGCCCCTGCTCTTGTCCGCCAAAACTGGACAGTGTGTTGATATCGTTCAGGTTTAGACCTTGGAAGGCTTCGCCGAGCTTGGCTTGGTTCATGCCCAAGCTGCCGATTCCCTGACCGAGTTGCCCGTACTGTGCCGCGCCAGACTGCATAAGCTGCGCCCCAGCCATGCCAGCTTGTCCCGCGGCTTGCGCCCGAGCCAATTGCTGTTGTTGTGCTTGGTTATAACCAGACTGGCGTAACCCTGCTGCAGCCCGAGCTTGGGCGTCGATTGTATTACGTTGCTGCTCTGCGCGTTGGATGCCCTGGCGAGAACCACCGAAAGCGTCTGCCCCAACAGATTGAGCGTCGAGCCCCTGCTGTTGAATGTTGCTTTGACGCTGAATGTCCTGCATCGTTTGGTCAATAACAGCCTGCTCATACGGGTTCATGTACGCCTGTGCTGCATTTGGGTTTAGAATGTTTGCGGCAGTCGTCGATCCGATTTGCCCAGCCGAAGTAATCGATTGCGCCAAGGGGTTAAGCCCAGCCTGCGTTGCAGCGATACCTGTACCAACACTGCCCGCCGCACCCTGAAGCATGGGAGCGTAAGAGCCTACACCCTGTTGTGCCAACTGCGTAGCCTGCTGTTGTAAAGGTGTTCGCTCCGCGACATTGTATGCCGGAAGAGTGTAATTGTCCTTGCCCAGAGCTTGTGCCCGGTCAAGGATTTCTTTCATGTAGGTTTTCTGCCAATCAGGTAAGTCGGCAATCGAGGTGCTTGTTACTGTCTCAACCATTTCAACGGCCTTTCATTTCTGACACTTCAGCAAACATCCTTGCAGCCTCGGCACCTCGTGTTCCATTCGCTGCGCCACCAAGGCGCATTCCTGCTCGTTTCATATCCCCGTCAGGGTCCATGCGAGCAAGGTCTTTTCCAGATAATATTACTTCGCCGTTGCCCACCGCAATCTGCTCAACAGGGCGTCCATTCTGCATGATCTGCCCCGGAATGGAATCGCTGGTCACGGTCCCCGGACCTTGGATCAAGCCTCCCGCTGCAAACTGCGCTAGCCCACCCTGTGCCAGACCTTGATACACCGGATCCACTTGAGTTGCTTGAGCCGCATTAGCCTGAACGTTTCGGTCATGCGCATCGCGCTCTTCAGCAGTGCTGAACGCAGGCGCGTTGCCGTCTGGGCCAGTATAACGAGACTTGTAAAGGTTTCGGTCCCAACCTTCTTGCTGTTCGGGGCCTGCATCCCATTTTGCTTTCCTGGCGTCCATTGGATCCACTTGGTCTTCTTTGTCGAACAACAGACTCTCTAGCCCTTGAGCCGCGGCTGCGCCCCCAGCAAAGCCTAAAAGGCCCGAGCCAGGGAGAAAGTAGTTTGCGGCGAGCCCACCAAGAACACTGAGTATGCTCATCTTACCAAAGACCTCCGCCTAAAGGTGGAAGCGTAATTGGCACAGTAACATCTTTTTGCTCTGGAGCATTTTCTGGTTTTTCAGTCATACCACTATCCTCAGTTCACCCGTTGCTGTTTTATATACATCATTTTCCACCAAACCTCCAGTAATAGCTGCGCCGTTGTTTGCATAAACAGAAAGGCCTGTTAAATTAAGCGTGTCGGCCCTAATTGGCCCCGGATTCTGCAGTTGTTGAGCGTACACAGAAAACTGACGTGTAACCTGCGCCGTGTAAGTCTGGCTATACTCCGATGGAGCTTGGGCAAAGAATGGTACAACAGCGTTATTAAACGACATTATCTTCTTCCATCTGGGCGAATGTCAATACGAGGCGTTCCAAGCCTCCATTGAGTGTTTACTTCATTTGACTCAACCCTCAAAGACACAGATCTACCACGCAACCGGACGTCGATCTGATTGGTGTACTTCTCCAAAGGAGTGCTGGAAGTTCGAACCGTGTTTCCACTTTCCGTCTGAGTTGTTCCACTGCCAGGGTACGTCCGTGCGTTTAAAGTGAACGTGACCAAAGGAGTTCCAGTGGAGTTCCTGAAACCTACGTCTGGGATAATCCGTTTCACCGACATAAACTGATCGCCGTCTCCAACATCAATGCCACTGGATTCAACAAAACTGTTAAGCGGGCTTGGCGGGTTAGTGCTCCCGTCTGATATACCGTTCTCTTGGAAGTAGATGTTGCCGTCAGGAGATGCAGCGATAGGGAACCCAGACACGCCCCCTGCGTCCCAAGCAGTCCTGTCCAAAGATCCAAAAAACCAAGTGTTGTCAGAGTAGTTAAAGGCGACATATCGGTCGTTGGCTTCACTATTAGCAGATGGGTAGAACCACCAGACCTCATTAAATTCACTGTTGCTGCCTGCAGTAACCTTACTCAGCTGGGAAGTGTTTACATTGTCGAAGACAAACTCCTCCACAGGGCACGGTATAATACTTACGTTACCATCATACCGATAGAACACGTCGTTCCCCATCCAGTAGACAGCATCGCCAACAGCTACCGCTGCGTTCTGACCCAGGATCGAGGTGTTGGTAGAGACTTCCGCCAAACCAAACGTAAATGGAGGCCCAATATACTGCATGGCGCTAACTGATCTATCGGTGAATACGACGACCTGTTGTTTTGTCTGGATAGCAGCCACAATTTCGGATCCAGAGCCAACACGAAGTTCCCCCGCAGTGTTGGTAGCCAAAGCGTTCCAAACAGTGAAGCTCTCTTGGGTAGAGAACCGTATAGTTAGGGGGTCTAAGTTTCCGGGGTCGCCTTCTGGATCACACCCGAAGGCCAATACGTGGCGATCTCGTTCAGAAACCAACACAATATTAGCTACTTGGGGTTGGGCGCTGCCACTTATACTGGTGATATTTACAGCCCTAGCTCCGGTGCCTGCAGAAGTATTCCAGTAGTATATAGCACCCCCACGAATGTTAGCGAGTAAGTCCTCGCCGAAGTTATCCATAGACCAAAGGCGGACGTTCGCACCGGGAACAGTAACGTCTGCGGCAGAACCCCACGTACCGCGACTCCAAACACCCGCCCCCCAGCCACTACCCGCTGCAGCTGCATCTAGTCCGGTATTTATTTGGTACGTGCCAACAGTGTTCGTCCCGCCGTTCCCTGTGTCCGAGGCGTTTGCGGTTGCCGTAGCTGTAATAGTGTACGAATTGTCATTCACAAGAGATGTGACTTGGTATTCTTGGTTCAGTACTGTAGCGGTAATAGCCCCACCAAGGCTCACTGCACCGGAAAATGTAACAAAATCGTCTAATACGCAGCCGTGGGCTGTATCAGCCACGGTAATAGTAGCACTGCCGTTTGTCGCGGCAAACGTAACATCCCCGGCGCTCGTAACCAAGCGTATCGGAGTAATATCTACAGGGAGAGCGCCGTCCACAATATACAGCTTTAAAGACGTGCCCGCAGCGACATACCGCGTACCCGTCAGGGAAGTCCAAGTATGTAGGTCACGGCAAGTGCCGAGCATTGTGGTTGAAGTTAAGCGTGTCCACCCACCTATTGTCTCAGGCAGGCCTAAACGAAACCGTATCTTGTCGCCGTCACGCCACCCACCTTCGTTGGTGTAATCTGTCGTGTCCCGTACAAGGCCTGGTCGGAACTGGAGCTTTTGTAGTGGCATTTAGAAACCTCCAACGGGGTGATTACGAGATGGTTCCAGAATTGGTATTTACGTTGCCGAGAGCGGTTAAGTTGCCTGAACTGTCTACACGAAGAACATTTACGCCGTTATAGGCAAAAGTTAAATTTACTCCAGACGCCGTTACGGTCCAGCTTTGGGTGCCGCCTGTAACGGTTAGAGGCGAAACGAACGTAGGAGCAGTGCTAATATTGTCAATCTGAGTCTGGATGGCAGAGGTTACACCATCAACATAGTTTAGCTCCGCCGTGGTAGCCGTAACACCGTCAAGGATGTTTAGCTCCGCAGTGGTAGCCGTAACCCCATCAAGGATGTTTAATTCGGCTGTTGTAGCCGTAACTCCATCAAGGATGTTAAGCTCTGCTGTCGTAGCCGTAACACCGTCTAGGATGTTTAGCTCTGCAGCGGTAGACGTGACTGTGGTGCCGCCGATAATCAGGGAACCTAAGTCCAAAGAACCCGTAACATCAGTGACCACTGCGCCAGAACCCGCACCATCGCAGAAGATTATCTTTGTTGTGCCCGTTACCACGCTGACACTCGCGCCAGAACCCTGCGTAAAAGTAGCTGTCTGCCCACTACCGTTCTTAACAATGTAGATGTGTTGAGCATCGTTGGGGGAGATCGTTACCGTATTGGTTCCAGAAGGAGAGCCGCCAAGTACTAATACGTTGTAATGTCCGTCTGAGGCTGCGCCGTCAGTAGTAGTCAGCGTATGGGTTGTGCCAGATAAAGTAATTGCACCAACGCCGTTGGTTAGACGATCAATTATCGTCATGTTGTCGTTTACGGTGTTGCCCCATGTAGCGGACTGTTCACCGTTAGCAGGTAGTTCTAGGCCCGCGTTTCCTGTATATGTACTAGGCATAAATCACCCTCATGCTGCTATCGGCGTCCAAATGGTACCGGGGTTAGGAACGACAGGCCCCCATACAACCGGATTACCGACCTGACCTTGAGCCGCTACTCCAATAGGGATGACGATTGCCGACCCTGTAATTGATACGGAGTTTACCGCACCTGTACCAAAAACTCCAGTGGTAACTGCGCCAGCGCCAGCGTCTACGGTTACACCGTTAACAGAACCAGTGCCTGCTACGCCAGTAATAGAGAACGTAGCAGTGCCTACGACTGTAACGTCGTTAATTGCGCCTGTGGCTTGGACACCCGTTGGGCTAATAACCGAGGCGTTAATAACAGTCACACTACCAACAGAACCCGTAGCTGCGATACCTGTGACTGCGGCCCCTGCGCCAGCTTGGGCTACAACGGTGCCAACCAAGCCGTTTAGCTGATCCATGGTAAATGTAGCTATAGCACCGCCGTCTACTGTAACGCCGTTGCTTGATGCAGTGCCTTCAACAGAGCCGAGGGTTAGGCCACTTTGATTGCCCGTAACCAGCACGGTGCCTATAGCGCCAGTGCCTACTGACCCCGTAGGGATGAGCAGCTGCGCTCCACTACCAAAGTCGGCTAACGCAGCGCCAGCATAAGGGGCAAAACCTAGCATATTATGTGGCCTCCTCCGGCTGTAGCGTTATCCGTGTGGTGCCGCCTGCGCAGTTGAGTAGCGCAGGCGGCGTGTTTTTAAGTCTCGTAGCGCACTAAAATTCTTGCGCCTCTTGCTGTAAAAATCGCTGCATTTGTGGTTGTGTTCTGGGCCGCATGGTATAAATTCGTGGAGGCAAACTTGGCGTCTGGAGCTGTCAAGAGAAAATCGCCAGCAGAGCCGGATACACTCTGCCCAAAACCTCCCGGTGTACCCCCATTTGCAAAAATAAATCCGCCCGACCCATAAGTGCCAGAGTCTGCAGCGAAATTTTGATTAGTTACTTGCTTGTACGTCCAAGTAGAGCCAAGGTTTGTGCTAGAACCAACCCAACCACTTTGCCCAGCCTTGACCCATTTGCCGTTGCCATATGCTATTTGATACCAATTGGGGGTTCCGCCGGGTGCGTTCTTAGCCCCCAAGTCTGTCCATGTCGCACCGTTATCCGTACTCTTTATAATTCTATTAAGTGCCACTCCCAGCCAATTATTTCCCCCGTCATTAGCGGCATCATCGAGAAGATAACCCGCTCCAGCGGGGTTTGTTGGCTGGGACCAAGAAACACCGTCATTAGTGCTTCTAAATATGTATTGATCTCGATATCCACCTATAAAAACGCCATTGCCATAATTTATAGAACACCAATCACCGCCAGCTCCGCCAGCGCCACTATAGCTTGGGGCCACGCTTGCCCAACTTCCCCCCAGATTTGTGCTTCTGGCTATTTTACCGTTATTACATGCAGCGACAAAGGTTCCGTTACCACTGGCGGCAAGGCCGCCCCTAGCGTATTGGATATCGGTATCATGAGCGTTTTCTACCCAAGATTTTCCTGTACCATCTGCTGATTTCCAACTAGCGCCTTGGCTAGTGCCCCAGTCCACGGTAACAAATTTATCCTCGCTCGCATCGTATGCTATATGACCCGGGCTTTGACCAGCATCGGCATTCAATATATAGGGCACATAAGTAGACCCATACGCAATACCACCACCGCCAACGCCGCCCGCATTAAGGGTCGCCACCGTAGTCGCATCAACAGACGCGATGTTGGTCAACTCTCGCGAGTTACCTATCACCTGTGTGCCGTTTACCTGTATAGCCATCTTCGTATTCCTCTACTATTAGCCGTTAAGTTTTGCCGTCAGCGCGTCGATCTGCGCCTGCTGCTCTTTGATTGCCTCTATCAAAAGGCCCACCATGTTGCCGTACTGCACGGTCAAGTGACCTTCGCCACCCTCCTGCACTAGCTCCGGCATAACCTTCTGCACCTCTTGGGCGATGACGCCAGAGGACTTCTGGTCGTTGTGCTTAAACGTAAACATATACCCGCCGAGTTGCTGCACCTTCTCAAGTGCGTTCTCGATTGGCTTGATGTCCTTCTTGGTATTGCGGTCAGATGTGGTGTTGAATGTAGCAGCTTGCATCGTGCCGCCAGTTAGGATGCCCTTGTCAGAGTAGGAACGCACCCAAGAGGTGTCCTGCATAAACCAGCCGCCACCGTAGGTCGCCCAGTAGATACCCGTAGCGCCATTAGCATAGAACCAGCCGTTTGCAGTGACGCGGGAAAACGTAGGGCTGTCGCCAGTGCTCAACGCTTGGTTTGCTGTGAAAGTAGTGTACCCAGCGCCGTTAGTCAGCTGGTTGGTGTTCGTTACATTGGTTGCACCATTAGCTACGTTTAGAAGTGTACGAGCCTTAGCGGCTGTGTAAGAACGCCCGTAGGTGTCACTACCATTAGTACCTGTAAACATACCCATCGCAGAGCTATCGCCGCTTGTTGCGAAAGTCCCGGTACCGTTGAAGTAGCTAGAAAAAATATAACCACCGCTATTACGTTGCACAACTGTGCTGGTACTTTCGCCTGCTGATACCGTGTAAGGGAAGCTGTAGTTGTTAGCTGAAGTGGCTATGGTATCTAGCTTCGATCCATCTACTGAAACATTTCGGCCATCGAACGTGGAGTTGGTGGTTATAGCGCCTGTCATGGCACCGCCGCCCAAAGGTAACTTAGTGCTGTCCGCAACGGTTATGTTAGCAGCGCCGTTAAACGATACCCCGTTAATAGTACGGGCTGTAGCCAGCGTAGTAGCCGTTGAGGCGTTCCCCGATAGAGCCGCTGTGACTGTGCCTGCGGAGAAGTTACCCGAACCGTCTCGGGCTACAACCTTTGAGGCTGTGTTGGCGTTTGTGGCGTCTACACCAAGAGTGAGAGCAGTGCCCTCAGAAGCCGAGCCGCCACCTGTCAGGTATGAACCGTTAGCAACAGACTGGACGTAGTTTCCGGTCGTGTCGGTCCCTAGAGCAACAGAGTTCGCTTGGATCGTAGCAGTGCCAGTGACGTTGCCAGACCCGTCAAACGAGGCTGAAGTCCAAACCACATCGCCTGTCATTCCGATTGTTCGGCCAGTAGCTAACGCGGTGGCTGTCGAAGCATTACCGCTCAAGGCACCTGTAACCGTACCCGCGCTAAAGTTACCTGATCCGTCCCGGGCAACAATAGTCGAAGCAGTGTTGGCGTTCGTCGCATTGGACGTAACTGTAAAAGTCCCGCCTTCGCTGGACACCGAGCCAGAGATACCCGTGCCTGAAGTAGCGCCCGCAGTAACATAGTTACCTGTAGTATCTGTGCCCAGTGCAACAGAGTTCGGCTGAATCGCAGCGGTCCCCGTAACATTACCTGTGCCGTCAAACGAAGCTGAAGTCCAAACTACGTCGCCTGTCATGCCGATGGTGCGGCCTGTAGCTAACGCAGTGGCCGAAGAAACCGGAGTGACTAAGGAGAACTCAGTGCCCGATATCGAAAGGCCTGTACCAGCAGTGTATATTGGGGCGTCAGAGACTAGCGCAAAAACAATGTTTGTTGTACCAAAAGTAATAACACCTGTTGTGGTCATCACGTCAAGCTCACCACCGTGAGCCGTACCCTCAGTAATGAAGAACGCATCGCCTTCACCCAAGGTATCTGGATCACTTGGGGCGTAGGAATCAGCGTCTGTAGCTCGGGTAAGAACCCAGTTTGTACTAGCAGAACCTACTGTAGTGACGGTATAGACCCCGTTGTGCGCTTGGTTTGTTTGAAGCTGAACCATGACGCGGTTGGTTGCGCTAAGAGTAACGCCGTCAACAACTATAGCCGCTTGGGTACCTGCGTTAGTCAGTGTTGCACCAACTCCGCTCGAACCGTTGCTATAGGTAGCATTGAGGTTTGCAGTTGTTTCAGCCCGGCAAGGCTGGTGGTAGTGGATACCTGCCGCAGCAATCGTGTCAACATATTGTTTAGTTGCGGACTGCAGTGCGATAGTCGGATCAGCGTTGAGGATTAAATTCCCCGACATTGTTCCGCCAGCTTTAGGCAGGGCGGCGTCAGCCGTAACACCATCTGCGGCTACATCCCGTCCGTCTACAGTCCCACCGACAACTAGGTTGTTACCGATAGTTACGTTGTTGCTGACATCCTCGACAACCGCTTTTTCAGCGGGGTAGGTCAGGAAAATATCCTTAGTACCAATACCCCAGTTTACCGCACTGTTTGAGTTAGACGACGACAGGATCGTAGTCCGAGTAATAGAGTTGCCGGAGGTAGCGTAAGTACCAACCCCGACCTCAAAGTCTACATTGTCAGATATTGCGTAGTACACAGTATCCGTGTTGGACGTGACCGCAGAGAACGCTTGGAAACCAGCGGCAGCGCCGCCAAGGGCATACGCACCCGTTCCCGTAGAGTCCGTGGTCTCTTTTACGCGGTCAGCTACGATAAACGCCATGGCTCAGACTCCTCTAAGTAAGTTTAAGCGATGCGTACGATAGCGTTTGTGGCATCCGGTGTTGGGAACTGAATAGTGAAAGTACCCGTTGTAGAGGTTTTATCAGCGCCAAAGTCCAACACCGCAACAGTTGGGTTGCCTGCTGCGCTACTGTTGTAGATCAACGCGCCTCGGGCAGTGATTGTTGCGTTTGTAAACTCAAGGTCCGGGGTGAAGTCCAAGAAGGCTGTCGTACCTGTAGAAGTTGGGGTCACATTCGTAAGTGTGCCGCCACCCGCTGAGTAAGACCCAGAGTTAGCCACTTCGTTTGCAGTGGTGTACGCAGTAGTAGCTGCCGTAAACGATGCGCTGTTAGTGTATAAGGCCAACTTAAACGTGTTACCCGATGAAGCAGTGAAGTTGTGAACGCCCTTTAAGATTTCCACCTTAAAAGAAGTGCACATAAAGTTACCCGTAAAGGCCATGTTAAAGTCTCCTCATTTTGTCAGCACAAATACCATTATACGCCGAATCTTGCAACATTTATTGCTTGGGTCGAATAACTCTACCAACTCGATACTCTTGAGTGGTCTCTTTAGCCTCACCAAGCATTTTCAAACCTGTCATAGCTTCTGCAAACTTAGAGTTATACATAGCCATTACATCTTGCTCGCCTTTCATAAATATGTAGGCCTCAACAAGGCTTCCATACAACAACGCCAGTTCAGCGTTTTCACTTAGCCAGGTTGTTCCTGACCCTGCGCCCGCAGTAAGACTGGCAGGTCGATATAGGTAATGCAGTTCACAAACATAGTTCTGATCAGGCGTAGGGGCCAAGATCATATTAGAAACATCGAACTGGGCATAGTATTGGGGAGTACCCTGTGTGCTAGGGTCTGGGGTATAGGTCTGGCAGAAAGATACGTCCTTGAACTCAACGAACGTTTTCGCCCCATTTGAGGTAAAGCTCAAAGAAAACGGAGCCAAAAAGTCTGAAGGAGAGGACAAGTACTCGTTACCTTGAGTCATCGTCGCGCTTGCATTCCGGCGGAACAAATCTAGCTGAACGTTCTTTAAAATGCGCTCTTCCGCAATTCTTATGAACAACGGTATATTGGTTACGAAAGTACTTTCCGTATTGTCCGTGTAATCTTGGACTGCAGTTTTTAACTCGTCGTATGTAAAACTCATGTTATAACCACCGTTACTACGCCGACAGAAGCCACAGGCGCTAAGTTATCTGGAGGGGAAAGCCCAGGAAGATAATTGTAACCGACCGGACTCCAACCCCATTGGGTAGCCCGCTGCTGTACAAGGTCTGATTCAGGGCGAGGATTTCTCAACGCCTGCGGATCGGGCCCAACGTTAGGCGGGTAAAGCTGCGGCTGCTTGGGATCATACTCATCAGGGCCCACTTTGGCACCCGTCCACTCCACCTTCATCTCACGAAGACGGTAACGGCGACCAGACCGATCAGATATTCCCCAAGCGTGTTTTCCGCTAGCGTATGACATTAAACCCTCAAATAACGAATACTAGGCTGCAGTTTCAACGGAGTACGACCTTCGTCCTCATCCGCGGCACGTTGGAACTCTTCCTCGTAAATAGATTTTAAAATCTGAATACGCTCGGGAGCCCGCTTGACCGCAATGTAGTACGCCAAGCCTGCGGCCATACAAGGGAAAAATCTAAAGGGAAGATCCGTTGTGTTCACCAAAGAGTCAGCGTCTTCAATCCTGCGGACGTAGTAGTAGACCAACTGATCCGTTGAGTTCTCAGGCACCGCCCAAAGGTTAATGACAGGCAAGATCTGCCTGTTCAACCAGTACTGGCTTGTTCGCCCCTGAGTTGTTTTATTCGGCAGTGTAGCGTAATCGCCACGGCTAATGCGCTCAACCTCGTAGTCAGTGTTGTTGCGACGAAGAACTACGTCCAACAAATCAACTACATCGTCGAGCAAAGTCTCTTGACCCTGACCCTGCGTTAAGGTGATCGTCGCTTGCTTCACAGTCCACAAGTTCAAACCACGGTTGGCCCAGTCAGCAAACATCAGGTTCAGAGACCGACGTGCTGTCTTAGCATCGTAGCCCGTGCGGACTTCTAGCCCGCACCGCTCATACGCTTCCTCGATGATCTCACCGACGTCGAGGTTAAAGTCTCTTGATCCTGATGTTGTCATGTTATCAACTCATGTTCGTTTTGCGGACACCACGGCCTGCCATTACGCAACCGCCGTCCATGTAACGCACCATACCACCATTCTTCTTGCCTTGCGAATCCTTTATCGCTTTAGCAGTGGGGGCACCTTTATCTCCAGGGCTGCGCATGCGTTCTCCGCTGCCGCCCTCAATGCGTTTTCTTTTGTTTTCGATGTTTTCCCAAAGGCCTGGTTTGCTCATACTATCTCCCCCTGAAGGCGTGGATATTTGGGTTGCCATCTGACTTCGACCCATTGCCATTTGCAGACTCCCTTACTAAAAAATCTTGCCACATTGGCTTGATCATGTTGTAATTTTCGTCAACCTTGTACGACACAAGCGTCACGGCAGCGTTCATTTGATAAACCTGCAACGAAGCCCAACCTAACATGCCA